ACCGCATCTTGGGCGGCCTTCTTCCCGGCGGCACCAATGGCGTGGCTGATCTGCTCCAGCGAGTGCGGGTTGGTCAGCGTGATCAGCGTGCGCCCGACAGCGGACGGCGTCGACACGAGATCAGGTGGTTGCCTTGACGAGCGTCCCGGCTCGGATCGGAAACGTCTGCGACTGGGTCCGCAACTGGCCGACCGTGCCACCGATGTCGAGACCCAAGATCACCGCGGTGCCGCTGTACTTCGGGTTCTCCGGGCCGACCGGACCCGGGTCGAGTGTCCCTTCGAACAGCAACTCCGAGTTCGGCGACGTGATCGCCTGTTCGAACAGATCGAACGGCGCCTCGGCGGACAGGTCGGAGAAGAAGTCGACGATGACGTTGTCGGTCTCGGCACCGGCCGCGACGGACGCTTGGCCGGTCGCCAGGGTGCCGGGGATCGCGATCGACTCACGCAACCGCTGGACTGTCAGCCTCGTCACCCACGCCGAGATGTCGACGTCCGCCGCGTCCACCCCCATCATCAGATTGCCCTTCAACTGTGTCAGTGACATGTCGTGTTACTCCGTTCTTGGTTCGTAGCTGGAAGTTGAAGTCACAGGCCAGCACCTGCGTTGTTTCGCCGAACGAAGCCGCTCGGATGTTGTCGATGTTGATGAACGCGACGCCGGACCAGTGGATCGCCGTGGCGTTCATGACGGCGTTGGGGATCTGGAGCGTGGAGATGAAGCCAGACAGTTGGGCCTGGGCGGTGTCCTCGTCGGCTCGGCTGACAACGAGCACCAACGTGATGTCGAGGGTGCACTGCCCGGCGCTCGACCAGTCGCGCATGTCGGTGGGCATCTGGGCGTAGATCGCGGGTAGCTCGGGCGAGTTCGGCACGTCGTTGTACAGGCTCAGACCCTGGTCGTGGCATGCTCCGACGAGAGCCTGTTTGAGTGCCTGGAGGTCCATCAGCCGACCACGAGGTTGGCGTACGGGTCGAGCATCCGCTCGATGTCGGAGTCGAACTTGGTCACGCGGATCGCGCCGAACTCACTCGATGCGATCACTCCCTCGGGACTCGACTTCCTCTTCCACAACCGCGCACTCATCATCGTCAGAGCGAGGTCGTAGTCGGGGTCGTCGGGGTCGGGCACGGTGTGCGTCTTCGCGGCGTTCGACACCACCGCGGCGACGACCTTGGCCATCGACTCGGTGGCCGCAGCCGATGGCGACGGTGTGCCCATCCACTTGAAGACATCCTCCGCGGTGATCGGCGTCGGGGTGGCGCCGCCCATCACCACGAAGTCGAGCAGGAGCCGTTCGTTGCCGACCGGTGGCGTCGAGTTGGTACCGCTCTCATCGAGGGCGACGTCGAGCTTGATCCACGTCGCCAGATCGACCGGCAGCGCCGTGATCGACAACGCGCCCCAGTCGCCTGCCGTGGAGGTCGAGCGGACCAGCACGACCTGACCGACCGCCAGTGCCATCAACTGCGCCTGGCGGTCGGTGCCGTCGTCGTCGGTGACCGAGATCGCCATCTGTGTCGGTGCTGCGTCGTCGTTCCAGCGGACGTGGCGAGTGCCGGGGTCGGCCATCACGTTGCTCGTTGAGAACTGCCACAGCGACGACCACAGCGGCGTCATCGGATCACCGATCACTTCTTGTCCGCTGCCTTCTTGGCGGCGGCTGCCTTCTTGGCCGGGGTGACCTCTTCGGCATCGTGGTCGTGGCCGGTTTCGCCGAGCGGGTGCTCGATCTCTTCGGCTGACGTTGCGCCTTCGGGATCCCACTCCAGGGCGCCGCCCTCGTTGATCACGTAGGTGCCCACGTCAGACCAACTTCACGAAGCCGGACGCGAGGCCGAACGTTGCCAGGTACGCCCGGTATGCGACGACGACGCCGAGGTGGGTGATGTCTGGTGCCTGCAAGATTCCCTTCTGCTGCTCGTAGCTCTCGACGAGCGACGATGCGCCGATGATGCGGGTGTCGGCTGGCAACGCTGGCGAGACGACGATGTCGAGCGGCATGCCTGCGTCGGAGAGCGCCTGCTTGATCAACGTCATCGCACTGACGTTGGTGGTGGCGTTCGATGTACCGGCGAGGGTCATCGCCTCATCCATCGACAAGTAGAGCGTGTCGGGGATCCGCTTGCTGTCGGTGTAGACCACGCCGATGCCGTCGGTGATGCTGGTGATCAGCGTGCCGATGTTGGTCGCCAACCACGGCGAGGTCGGCGCGGCGGCGAGTGTCAGCAACGCGGTGACCGCGACAGCCTCGGATACCTCGGTATACGTGTCGACGAAATCTTGGATGACTAGCTGCCAGGCGCTCGGGTCCGACCAGTCGATGTCTTGCTCCGAGATCTCCAAGGCACCGGCGAAGGTCCTCTTGCTGACGGGGTCTCCGGTGACGGTCATCTTGCGGGAGACGATCTCGTCGAGTTCGGCTGCTTGCTCGGCGATCTGCACTCGTTGGGTGATGCGGGGCCTCGTGAACTGCTTGCCGCTGGTCGGCATCGGTCGGCCACTGAACGAGTTCCACACCGGTCGGCGCGAATCGGACAGCTTGATCACGTTGCCGATGATCGGCACCGGCATGATGCCGGGGTTGTCGGCGGTGACCTGTGTGGCCACTGCTCGGGTCAACAGTTCGGTGGCCTCTTGGTCGCCCTGTTGGCTGCGGATGTGGAGCACCATCCACTCGCCAGCGGTGAGGTCGGGTGACGGCTCACGTGGGGTCGAGCGGGTCTGCAAGGGCTGCGGTGCGACACGGGCGAGCACTGCCGCAGCAGCGTCGATCGAGCCGACCTTGCGGGCCTCTTCCTCGATCTCGGGAAGCAGCGTCTCGGCTCTCCCGTACAGCTTGGTGACGTCGTCGTTCTCGGCGTCGGTCAGATCGCGACCGGCGTCGCTGGCTCTCTTCTCGATCGTCTCGATGCCGGTACGGATATCGGAGTGTTGACGCCGAAGGGCGTCCAAACGGTGGGACATGATCTACCTCGGAAAGGGTTCACGGACACCCTCGGAAAGAGCGTCGCAACGTGAGGGTGATCGCCGTGTGGTTCTCCCCCGGTGGAGCGCAGACGGGGAGCCGAGGCTTCGATCGGGCCTTGTCGGAACCCGACGTTAGCTCACCGGCGTGATGCACGCATCCGGCACCGGCCAGAGCAGAACCGGGCATCCGCTCTCGCCGCTGGGAACGTCACCGCGCAGGACTCGCAGCGGGCGTGCGTGCGACGCGTCAACACCTTCTCGACCAACGCCTTCTGCGGGCGGGTCGCGATGCCTCGGCTGACCGAGTGGTCGGCGAACGGGAGCCACGATCCGTGCTCACCTTCGCAGATGATGATCTGCCCCTTGCGGGTCATGCACCACTCGGCCAACTCTTCGAAGTCGGGCTTGTGGCGGTAGCCGCTCTGCACGCCTTCGTAGGGCGGGTCGATGAACCAGGTGGCCTCGACGTCGGGCGCGTCGCGGTAGTCACCGTGGCGGTACAGCACCGAGCCGACGGCGTAGTCGTGATGCTTCAGGGCGAGCAGCCGTTGCAGTTCGAACTGGCGGATCAGCCACTCGTTGGCGGTCCGGTAGTGGTCGTAGTGGGCGTCACTCGACGCCTCGGCCACCTGATGCCAGCGGTCGGTCATGCGTTCACCGAGCACAGGGGCCGGGAAGTCGCGGATCTCGTCCGGCGACATCGCGCACAGACGACGCCACAGAGCGACGACGCGCTCGTCTCGTTCGATGCCGATCGCGAACGCTGGCCGGTGGTGCATCGTGTACCCCATCGAACCGGCGAACGGTTCGATCACGAGCGGGTAATCGGGCGCCGGATACGACGCAGCAGCGCGGCCTTTGCGACCGAAGTAGTAGAACATCCGTGACAGTTAAGCGTCACGTCAGAGGACCGGCAACAGCAGCTTCCGCCGACGCAGATCATCGAGCCGTGGTGTGGCCGACTCGGACCTGACCGACAGCACCAGGGTGCCTTCGTGTTGCGCCACCTCGGCAAGTGAGAGTTCCTCGATGCTGATCTCCTGACGTCGAGTCACAGG